CACCGAGATGCGCCCCACCGACATGTTCGACGTCTTGGAGTTCTGGGGTAAGGTGAGCGGTGCCATGCTCCGTGAGTGGGGCATGACGGAAGAAGAGATTCCTGACAAAGCTCGTGAGTACGACGCCAATGTGTGGCTTGCTGGTAACTATGTGATCAAAGCGGTACTCAACTACGACCCGCTTGGCGAGAAGCCCTACACGAAAACATCGTTCATCAAGTCCCCCGGAGCGTTCTGGGGTCGCGGCATTCCTGAGATCATCGAAGACCTTCAAGGGGTGTGCAACGCAGCAGCCCGTGCTCTTGTTAACAACATGGGTATCGCCTCTGGCCCGCAGGTCGAAGTGAACCTTGAGCGTATCCCGCCCAACGAAGACATCACGCAGATGTACCCCTGGAAGATCTGGCAGGTTACGAACGACCCGCTAGGCTCTTCTGCCCCGGCTGTTAGGTTCAACCAACCTAACGATAACGCTAATACACTTATGGCTGTCTACGAAAGATTCAGCCGTCTAGCCGACGACCACTCGGGTATCCCTGCCTACATCTACGGCGACACTGACGTTAAAGGTGCGGGCCGTACAGCCTCTGGCCTGTCCATGCTCATGGGTTCTGCTGGTAAGGGCATCCGCCAAGTCGTCATGCATATCGACAACGATGTTATTAAACCCATCGTTCACCGGCAGTTTGTTTACAACATGCGCTACGACGAGGACGAGTCGATCAAGGGTGATGCCGAAGTGATTGCCCGAGGCGCTGTTAACCTCGCTGTTAAAGAGACCACAAATATCCGCCGCGTTGAGTTCCTTAACGCTACCGGTAACGAGATCGATATGCAGATCATGGGGCCTGAAGGCCGCGCTGCTATCCTCCGCGAGATTGCCAAGGGGCTGCAGATGCCGGTCGACGAGATCATCCCGTCACGGGAGAAGCTCGCGTACAAGACCAAGCTTCAGATCGCCGCTGAAGCGGCGCAACCCCAACAGCCTTCCGCACCGCAAGCTCTTGATGCAGCTGGTAATCCGGCAGGTGGCGCAGAGTCCGCCACGGTTAGGAACCAGCAGACAGGAGGAGCGGCATGATCCGTCCTGACGCGGAAACCCTTCGAGTCGTAGCTGCTGTTGCTGTCCAACACCCTGCCTTCGTTGAATGGTTGGGAGAGTGGCGACAACGTGAACTTGAGCAGTTACCTCATGTTACAACCCAGATGGCCACAGCACAGGGGCGCTGCCAAGTCTTGACTGAGTTGTATAAACTGTGTACCCAAGCCCCTAAGTTGCCAGCACAACCCCCCAGGGGTAGCTGACGTTTAACCACGCATACCGAGAAGGAGCGTAATACATGGCCGTACCTGAACAGATTCGTAAGCAATCTGAGGCTGTCGCGAGACTGTACGAAGATCTGAACCCCGAGACCCCGGCTTCGGAAGAAGGTGGGCAAGCTCAGGAAGAACTTCCTGTTACCGCAGCCGACAACGATGAAGAGTCTGATCAGCAGCCCGAGTCTAATGAGCGCGGACAATCGGGCACCAACGACGAGACTGCATACGAGCATCGCTACCGCACCCTGCAAGGGATGTACAACGCTGATACTGCACGGCTTCGGGCAGAGAATCAGCAGCTCAACGAACGCCTTAACAGCATGGAAGAATTGCTGTCTAGTATGAGCACCCAGAGCACTGTCTCTTCGGAGCAGCCTGCCGAGGTAACTAAGCTTATTACAGACAACGATCTTGAGGAGTACGGTGATTCTATCGACGTTATGCGTCGTGTCACGCGGGAGGAGGTCTCCTCCGTCTCGCAGAAGATCGCCGACATGGAGCGTATGCTCCAGCAGCTACAGACTAGCGTAGTTCCTCGGGTTGAGCAGGTCGCTCACCGCCAAGCTGCTAGCGCAGAGCAAGCGTTTTGGTCTGACCTTACGCGGGCCGTACCCGCGTGGAAGGAGATCAACGACAACCCACAGTTCCATGAGTGGCTACTTGAAGTCGACCCCCTGTCTGGCATGTCCAGACAAGACTATCTTGCTAGTGCTCAACAGAACTTGGATGCGAACCGCGTTGCTGCATTCTTCTCGACGTGGGAATCCCAAAACGGTCAAGCTAGTGCTCAGCCCAATCGGACCGCTTCTGACGAACTCCAGAAACAGGTTGCCCCAGGCAAAGGTCGCTCAGGCGGCTCTGCAGCTCAGGGCAGCAATGTTAAAACGTACTCACCTGCCGACATCAAGAAGTTCTTCGACGATGTGCGTAAGGGTGTTTACAAAGGACGTGAGGCAGAGCGGGACAAAATCGAACGCGACATCTTCGCTGCACAAGGCGAGGGGCGCATTGTTATGAACGGTTAAATGGAGCTAGGAAATGGCTTTCCCCGTTGCCTCTGGTCGTCCTGACTACTCGGGTAACTTCATCCCCGAAATCTGGTCGTCTAAGCTTATCACGAACTTCTACGACGCTACTGTGCTTGCTGCTATCAGCAACACCGACTATACAAACTAACCTTTGTAGTCGTTAAACCCTGTGAATTGCGGGAAACTCTGCTGCGAAGCAGACAATCCGCAGCCAAGCCCCGGAGGGGGAAGGTTCAGAGACTAGGGGTTTAAGTTTTATCTTCCGGCCTAGTGCCTGTAGCGGAGATGGAAATGGATAGTAGAACTACCGGAGCTTTGCTCGGGATGATCGCTGGCGACGCATATGTAAGTGTGCGGCAGAAAACGAAATCGGGTAAGTACCCTTACACAAGCAGTGAGATGAGGGTAGTACACGGTTCACAGCAGCGAGCATATTGCGAGTTTAAGTGCGACCTAGCCAACAGACTCCTTAATAGGAACTCTACGGTTAGACGCGGGAAGAACGGCCCCGGTAAGAGATACGATGCTTACAGTTTCTCTGTGTCGCATCCGTATTTCAAGGTACTACACCGTTGGTGTTACCCATACGGGAAAAAGACGTTCAACCAAGTTTGGTTGGATCATATAACCCCGGAGGGAATTGCGTTGTGGTACATGGACGATGGCCACGCCCGACGCAACATAAACACCAAAGGGCGGGTATCTTCAGTAGCTACTTCCATAGCGACATGCTGTACCGACGCGGAAGCCGACCTTATCTGCAAATGGTTTTCCGACGTGCATAAGATCAGGTTTACAACCTTCCCCGAAGGAGGTGGCCGGTCTTTGCGGGCCAACACCGAGAACTCACGGTTGTTTGCGCATCTGGTTCAGCCGTATGTTATAGAGCCTATGCTCTATAAACTGACACATGTCGCGGACTTAAACTCCCACGAGTGCAGGGCACCCGTAGCTTCTTGTGCTTCGCCTGACTGTCAGAACCCGATCTTTGACCTACGTCGTAAAGGTCTATGTTCTGCATGTTATTCTAGGCGATATTACCGACAGGTTCGCAAGAAGCGGGTGATGAGATAGTCCGACCTACTGGGCGACCAGTAGAAGTAGTGGATAAAGAGCCGCTACGATAACATCGCTGGAAGGCGAAATCCGCAACCAGGGTGATACGGTCAACATCCGTACTCAGCCGAACATCACGATCCGTGATTACGTCAAGGGTCAGAACCTTGTCGTGGAAAACCCCGACAAGCCGAAGCTGCAGCTCGTTATCGATAAGGGTGAGTACTTTGCCTGCGTCGAAGACGATGTTGATCGCGTCCAGTCTGACGTGAAGCTCATGGACATGTGGTCCAAGGACGCTTCTGAGCAGATGAAGATTAAGATCGACCAGCGCGTCCTGTCGGACATGCTGACGGACGTAGCCTCCACGAACCGTGGCGCTACCGCTGGTGAACAGTCTTCGGCCTTCAACCTTGGCACGGCAGGCGCTCCGCTTACCGTCACGAAGGACGGCTCGGGCGGCACTGTCTCTGTCACGGATCTCGTTGTCGACATGGGCACGGTCCTTGACGAAGCCAACTGCCCCGAAGGGGATCGCTACATGGTCATCCCGGCTCGTATGGCTGGCCTGATCAAGAAGTCGGAACTGAAGGATGCCTCGCTCGCAGGTGACTCGCAGTCCGTCGTCCGTAACGGTCGCCTCGGCATGATCGACCGGTTCACTCTCTACGTGAGCCACAACCTCGATGTCACCGGTGGTAACACCTCGATCATCGCAGGTCACAAGATGGGCTTCACCTTCGCCTCGCAGATGACGGAGATGGAGACGATCCGCTCGGAAACCACG